CCATGTGTTTTTCAGATAGTATTCCACGCCGTTTGCGAAATCGCAATGTTGGTTGTCGATGACTTCTCTTTTGTAATCAGACAGATAATTTTCTGTATAATTCTTTTTCATGTACTCATCGAAACTCTTTTCAATTGTTTTTTCGTTCATTGCTCTCCTCCTTTCATAAGTTCGATTTCTCCCATATCCGTGTACTTTTTACTCTTATTTCCATTAACTCTAATAATGCCTTTCTCAAATCTCTATCCATGCCTACGCCGGAAACATTTTCGAAATAACAGTGCCATACTTTCTTATGGCTGTCGAAAATGATTAACAGGTCGTGTAACCCGATCGTTGGCTTATGAGACAGTATCTCCGATACGATGTCTTCTAGGGGTTCTGTTGGTGATTCTTTTTTCATAACTTATATGTTGAAAATGTTCTGTTGTATGATAGTACCAATAGGAGTCTTATATTCACCGAGACATTCTTGTCTGAATCGTTCTTCTTGCCGGCAATAATATTCTGGGGATATTTCGGTAGCATAAAAGTCATAACCCAGTTTATACGCTGCTATACGACTGCTTCCGCTTCCCAAATGGGTATCAAGTATTTTATCTCCTTTTTTAGCCAATTTTTCCAATAAATAAGCGTAGAGTTTTATCGGTTTTTGCGTCGGGTGTATCCGTTCCTTATCACCGCTTCCGAATCCGCTATTCAGAGAAAATAATTTGGCCGGTTTATCAAATGAAGTCCAAGCGAACTCACATTGAGAAAAGTTCTCCCACGGTTGTGATTTGTCCCAACAAACGAAACATCTGCATGGAGGAAGGTCAAAGTAATTTCCTCCCCAGATTATCTGATTGCGAGATACTCTGAACAATTCTTCAAAATATTCCGGCTCCGGTGCTTTATCCCAATCGATACCGAACTTGTTGAGACTAATTCTCTTCAACTTACCGCATCCTCGTGTACTTTTCTTGCCCAATCCATAGGGCGGATCGACGATAGCTAAATCGAAGAATTTATCGGGTATATCCTTCATGTATTCCATGCAATCCATATTGTGTACTTCGCTTATCGGCATAGTGTATCTATTTTATTTGTTTTAATAATTTGGAAAGTCCACGGCAGTCTCGAATAGTCTTACCCGTAGCCCAACCACTGTATGGGAAAAATGTAACAATGTGACCTTTATACATAAATTTTATAGATGTATCGTCTTTGTAGAATATATCATAACCGAGTAGCTTTATACGCTCAACAGCATATTCAATCCTTATAGGTTCCAATTGTTTTTGTCTTTCAATATTCAATCTTGCCATAATCGATTTCTTTGTATTAATCCAAGTTTTTATGTATTTAAGTCTTTTTGTTCATATCCCATGTTAAACAGCCATTTGAGCTCTTCCCATTCCTCGAAAGTGAGGCTGGTGGTTCTGATTCGTTCCCATTCCCTTTCCTTTTCCTCCTGCCTTTTCTTGTCCTCATAGAACCGCAATAGCTTCTCTCTGTCGGCTCTGAACTCTCGAAGAGACCTTGTTATCACCATAGGGTCGAAAACTCCGTAGAACGTCCCGTAAAGACCTTGTTTGAACCGCTGGAAGAATACCATGAACTCGGTGAGCTTGAAATCACCATAGCCGGAGATGATGATACGGGCTATCTCCTCGTATTCCTTTTCCGTCATTCCGTCCTTGCGTACTCCCGAAAATTCGGCGAGGTCGAGAAGCTGTATTTCCAGCCACGACTCGGCGATGTGACTGCCGAACGTCCTCGACACACGGGCTATGCTCGGAGCTTTGCCGATAAAGCATCGTTCGAGGCTCTGGCAATAGCGTCCTTGATTGTCGGGGCTAAAAAGGCAGAGCAGATTCTCCCCAGTCTTGTAGGTTGCCAGTATCTCCCGTTGCCAGCTTTGTGGCGATGGCTTTTGCAAACTCTTCAACTCGCTCCTGTTTGGTCTTTCCGGTAGCAGCTCTTCTATTTTTTTCATACTTTTTCTCGTTGTTTGCCCATGTGGCGAGCCGCTTGGAGAGCTCCCATGTGGGCTGTTTCTCAAATCTCATTTTCGTTTGGGAGGCGTTCATCTCCGACCAATAGTCGAAGAATGCCCGAAGCATTTCTTTCCCGTACTTGTCGGCATAAGGGATAAGGGAATGATAAAAGACTTCTTTCCTTTCGTGCGTGGCGGCGGACGCCGCTTTTTTCTTTATACTCTCGTTAGAGAGTATTTCTTTTTTTTCTTTTTCTTTTATTTTCTTTTGTGGTATTTTCTCAGAGTTTATTGGCATTTCTTCGGAAGAAATAGGCATTTCCTCGGAGGAAATATGTTTTTCCTCGGAAGAAATAAGGGAATATTCGACAAAATCGCATTTCCGATTGATCTGTTTGCAAATGTCCCTGTATCGTTCCTGTATTCCTTTCGATGACAGCACATGTTCCATTTCAAATAATTCTTTGGAAAATAACCCCAGTGCCAGACAGCTCTTAATCACTTCTGATATATATGCCTCTTCAAACCCGGTCTGTTCCGAAATAATGAAGGGCAACTCTTCGTCCCACATCATGTAGTACCCACCCTTGTAGATAAGACATAGCAGGAGAGCATATACCGTCATAGCTTTACCGCCTTGATACTTGATTAACTTTCGTATTCTTATATCTTGAAATGTGTCTATGTCAAAAGGAAAATAGTCCAATCCCATTTTTCTATTTCGTCCCATGTATATTTAGTTCCTATTTTCTTTTTATAAACTCATGAATTTTACTCATAATATGACAATTTCCACTGACGTGAAACGGTTGGGAAACTGTAAGATTGTGCTCATAATTGTTCTTATTTATTACATGGTAAATTTAATATATTATTTACTTTTTGACAAATATAAATATCTGTAAATCAAATGATTAAACATTTTTTTAATTTGTGGTTTCAGTGATTGAAAATGCCCACCCGTTCAGGGTCTTGTGCTTGTCAATCTCACCGGTTTTGCATAGCTCGTTTATCTCGGATTTGAGTGACCGGATAACCACCGACTGTATTTCGGTAAAGCTCGCTATGGAGGGCTCCTTGTTATTCTTTTTCTTTTCCTCGATAATGGAGGATATAACTTGCTTGGCTATAATCATGGCTATTCTTGTTTTAACAATTCTGGGTTATGAGAATACAGCCGGCAGGTACTTGTGCCGGTAAACGTTTTTCAGATAGGTTATCATTTGGTCGTAGCTCTTGATAAAGCCCTCGTTGATAAGGTCGGCGACTTTTCTTTCCAGCTCGTACAATTCCCGCTGTTTCTTTTCTTCGCCGTATTGGTTGCGGATATTCCTTTCATGCTCGTTGAACACAATCCAGTTCAACGCTTCTCCTACTTTCTGCATGGCTTGGGGCATGAAGTCTTTCCGAACGATCTTTGAAACGGCCGAGCCTAGTTTGTTGTAGGCATCGCCGGCTTCGTTGCGGTACTTTATCATTTCGTCATAGACGAATTTGATTACTTGTACTTCAAATCTTGGATTTAGCCACATAGCAAATTTGACGAATAATACAGGGTGCATCCATGTTCCTCCGCTTTTACCTCTCAATTTTAAATACGCAAGATTCTTCGTGCTCAATTTTTCTTCCTCCAACAAGGCATCTATAAATTCTTTTGTGTTTTTATTGTAAAAGAACTCTTTCAAATCCTTTTGCTTTAAATGGGGGGAATTCCCCCTATTTAGATTTGCATATTCATTCCATTGCCTCAACAGCTCTGTTGCGCAAAAGAATCCGTCTTTTGTTCGCTGGGTTACGTTAAATTCACCCATCTTTCTTTTCATCAGTTGGTTCGTTTTCATAGCGTATTTTCTTTGTTTATTTTAGATTCAACGACTTTGTATTTAATGGGCAATCCGGAGCAGGTGATAGCGAGCAGGGCAGAGTCCCTTTCTTCTTGGTTGCTGCGGGGTCTGTTAAACTCTACCCCGCTCATCTGGCACAACCGCTTCAATTCTTCATGGGTGATCTTGCCGTCTTTCCCTTGCCAGCACTTGCGCAATGGGGATTGCTCCATGACTTGTATTCCGTAATGCCTCAGCATTTCGACTATCTTGCGACCGGTCTCTTGGTTGCGACCTACATGCTCGCCTTTCTTGGCTGCGCTCGCCCGTGTGTCTTTCGGTGACAAGTGCCAGTTGGATTTGTTTTTCCAGCCAGCCTCGACATATACCACGGTGACATGGCCGAGTTCCGCACCTTCGAATGCCACCGAACGGACGATTTCCAACAACTCCGGGAACGGGTGGCTGTTAACCGTCAGCTTCATGTCGTACAGTCCCAATATGGCAAGTCCGCTACGCTCCACGTCGGGGTCTATCCCTATCAATACATCGTATTTGAGTTTTCTGTTGTATGTGGCCTGTTCTTCCATTATATTTTGTCTTTTTATCAGAAAAGTTTCTTTTGTATAGATTCGCATGATTTGTCCGTGAACAGTTTTCGGAATATGTGGAAAAGGACATCTACGACGATACTGTTACCTGCCATCACATATTGCCGGCTGTCGCTTATTCCCGCATTTTGAATCTTGTTTATATCCGATTCGCTGACACCCATTAACCGGAAACATTCTCTCGGTGTCAGCCTTCTTATCTTTTCCAGACACAGAAAGTTATTTTCCTGCCACGAGTTGCTTGTTATCGCAGGGCATATCGTGTATGTCCCTCCTTTGTTGAATCCTCTGCTGCGTTGTATTATCTCGGGTTCCGAATATTCCCCCACGATTATCGAATTGTCGGTCGGACATAATGCTCCGTTAGCTCTCAGACAATTGGCTGTGCCATCACTTGTTTTAGGCAACCATAAAAAGCCTGTTCCTTTTTTTACGTGAGCGATGTTGTGTCTTATGAAACCTTTTATCATTTTCTCGCTCAAAAAATACTTTTCGTCCACGTCGCATTCGAGAATGTCCCTCAATCTCTTTTCAATGGGTAAGGGTTCCGGGAAATAATACGATTCCGAGTCTCGTATCGAAATCATGAATACTCTTTCCTTGTTATGGGGAATGCCGTAGTCTTTCGCATTCAGAACCTTCGTATGGTTCGTGTACCCTAATTGGGAAAGGTATTGTTCCCATGCCGATAAAAAACACTTGTATTTCCTTCCGGTAAGGGACTTTACATTTTCCATGAGCAGGTATTTCGGCATCTTGGTCTCTATCGCTTTCTCGCATTCCCATAACAGGCTGCTGCGTGTTCCGCTGCCTTTCTTCAATCCCGCCTGCTTTCCGGCCGTTGAAATGTCCGTGCAGGGGAAAGAATATGTGAACAGGTCGAAGTCGGGAACTTTTGCCCAGTCTATATGGCATATATCCCCGAAGTTCCTGTCTCGGTATTGAGGATATACGGCATTATGGGCTTGTATGGCGTACTTGTCGATTTCCGACCAGCCGACCAGATCGTAACCGATTCCGAGCCGGTCGAGTGCCATGCACTGGCTGTCATATCCGCTGAATGCTGTAAAGACTTTTAATTGCATATCTTTCTCTTTTTGTTCGGCAGGCGGGACTCGAACCCGCATGATAGGAGTTTTTCTAAGACTTTCACTTAGTAGTTTTAATTTGTGAGGTTGCGCTCACCGTGCGATACTTTCGTATGCCTAAACTCGGAGGAGAATTGTCAAGCGGTAATTTTTATTTTACGGCTACGCCTCTACAAGCTGTGCCATTGCCAACCTATCTATAAGAGCTACACTTTATCGTATACCAATTCCGACACTGCCGATACCACCTAAAACACTTATGGCTTATTTCTCCCCGCAGTTCCTTCCTCCGTATGGTGCTCGACCACGTACCCGGCTCGGCCTGCGGGAATGTCTAACATTATACTCCTATATCAGGTCCATGATTTTTGTTTTCACAATTCCGTCCAACCGCATATCGTTAAGGACTTGTCTCATGCGTTCTTGCATGAGGCGGTTGGCTTCGGTGATGTCTTTGGCGCAAACGAGGATGTAGTACTTCGTTTCCTTTTCATTGCCGTTGTCATCGATGAATATGTCTATCAACGTGGCTTTGTAGAAAGGCTTGTCTTCTTCCTTCTCGTTGACTATCTCGACGACATTCGAGCGGGTGATAGAGAATACATCGCAATTTCCGTTGTACTGTTCAAGTCCTTTGGCTTCGGCCTCGGCGAACAGTTCTACATCGGTAATGAAGCGTTCGATTACTTCTTTCATCTCTCCTTTGCCGTTCTCTTTTTCTACTTTCAATTTGATTTCGTAAAACATCGCTTTTATTTTTTATCGGTTAAAAACTTCTTTGAACTTCTCGTCGAGAGCATTCAATATTCTCATTCGCCCAGCCGCTCTACCTTGATTATCAGTAGTGTAAATTCTCATTAACAATTGCTCTCGTGATCCATAAAAACAGCCACATGTATAAAATGGAGCAACATTGGGATAGTTGTGTTTATACCAGATATGAGTAGTACCTTGTACTGACACATAGGTATCTTTTACCATAAATTGAAGTTCTTCCGCTTCGTAACCGGGCATGTTTGGGTTTCTTGCCGCATTCCTGCGGACAATATAGTCGCTATCCTTTGCCAGCTCTGTGAGCACATCGGCGGGAGTACTGGGATTCCCTGCCGCATTCCTGCGGACATCACAGTCGCTATCCTTTGCCAGCTC